GTAAGGAAACAATGCGTTCACCTATCATTTCTTTGTATCGATCTGAAGAATCTTCATTTTCCGATAAGTCAACATGAGTGACCTTTGATTGATATTTCAAAACGGATACATTCTTATTAAGAGGATAGGGAACAGAATATTCTAAATTGTCAGCTCCGCGTACAAAAACAAGAATGTCGACATCAGATGTAGCTTCAGGTGCTGTCAGCCTATTTATAACACGAACTTGTAAACAACCATTGCTACTGGCCAATAACCCTGTTGGAACAGGACCATTAGACCAATGGGATGTAGCAAGATTATGCTCAACTTTGGTAAATGGCCTATCTTGCATGTAGGGAACACGAATTTCTACTTCATCAGTTAATTCCAGATCCATAACAACATTATAAACACTTGGATCACCATTATTGGGCATAGTTGAAAGATCTTTTACCAATGGATCCCATGCTATATTAAGACGACCTTGATGATATTTACTCTTGATAACTTTAATCTTAAATATAATATCACCACGCCAATTTTCGAATAACTGAGAGGCATGGCTCATTGGTGTACCATACGTTTCTACAGCAGCTCCTACTGCCCTTTGCACCCACAAATTTGGAGTAACAAAGGAAGTGAATAAAATAGCATTTTCTGCACTAGTTGTAGCCCACAGTGAACCAGTTAAAAAACTCTCTCTACCAACAAATGATTTAATTGTCAAAGGGTCACCTTCATCTATACCATCAGTTTTAGTGGAAACAGTTACTTCTTGCATAGGTTGCAAACTAAGTTTATTAATTGGTTCACTAATAGTACTAGAAGCTAGCGTATGAAAAGCTGTTGGTTTGTAAGGCTTGACATCATCAGTAACGGGAACATTAGTAAATCCAAAAAAGTCTGCTACTTTTCCAAGAGACTTACTAAACCCTTGCACTGACATAGCTAAACTGCCAATATCTGGGTCGTCTTTAAGTTCACCAGAGATACGAGATGCGACACTACACGCTTTACCTATCGTACCCTGTGTTACCTTAGACTGCAGAGTCGCTACGCTTGTATTACCAGTTAATTCAATCTCATCCATCCAGGCATAAACAATAATTGTTACACCAGCTGTGCTCACACCATTAGCTGACCTCAACGTAGCATACTGTACCAAATCGATGGTTCCAAGATTATCCAAATCAGAATTATTCTTCATTTGAATAAAATCACGGCACCAAGTGAATGGTAATACCATTTCCTCTGTAGATGTTTTTTGAGGGTCCAACCAAACGTGTGGTTTTTGTGATGATAAAACTTGGTAGCCTGCATCATAAGTGTTAGATTGACCAGCTCTATCCCAAACGGAGTAACCAAAACCTGGTGTATAAATAGCTGCGATCGAACCATAATAAAATTGTGATGCATTAATTGTAAGCTTCAAGTGCAGTTTACCACGCATGTACGCATAATTCAGAATTTTATTTTTAATTGAAGCTATATTAAAGAACAAACGCCATGGTTTATACGAAACTTTTAAAGCACCAGATTCATTTTCGGCCCAAGTATAAGTAGCTATTTTAGCAGGTCTTTTAAGATATTTCCCAAGAGTAGTATTAACTACTTCGTTAGAAGCAACCATATCTAGATCTGTGGAGATATCAATTGGACTATTAGTAATTTCATTAACAAATTTAATAGTTTCTTGATCCACTGCCACATTCTCTTCAATAGGGTCTGCTTCTGACATAACTTTGTCCTCGATATCTTTATTAAAGTCCTTCGAGGCAGGACTTGTTTTACTTTGATAATTCGCGAGTATTAAATTCTTAGGATGTTGATTTAACTCATTATTTACATCCGCACTCCTTTCTTCGGGTGGCAACCGATCCCTTTCCTGAATAGGAACTTCGAGGAACGCTCTGGTGGCCAAACTCTGGAATTCCACTCTCAAATCGTAAAGGGGGAGATCCTCATCAGACTTGCAGTAACTAACTCCAGAGGTGATATTTTGGCTACGACCCATCACGGCCGCTCGACCTAAAAATAAATCGAGATAATAATCATAATCTTTGAAAGGTTGTTGCGCAATGTACACTTCTAGTTCTTCTGACCT